CGAGCTCCACGCGCTCCTGGAACTGCTGCCCCCACTCGCCCTTGAGCGCCTCCAGGGCCCTGGCCTGCTCCTGCATGCTCCGCTCATAGGACTTCGTCATGAGCCCTGCATAGAAGTCGTAAAGGGCCTGGGCCTGGGCCTGGGTGAGGCCCAGCTCGTGCGCATGGGCGGCAAAGGTCTTTTCGTCCTGCTCCACTTCTTCGGGTCTTACAAACCCCTCGGGCAGTTCGGGCCGCTTGAATTGATAGCCCTCCGGGGTCTCGGGGCGCCCGAGCTTGGCGAAAAACTCCCGGCGCTCCTCATCCGTGGCGTCCTCTCCGGGGATCCTCACGCTGTCCTTGACCCTTGCCTCCAGTTCGAGGTACGCCTTCCCCAGGTCCGAGATGGACTCGTGGCGGGTCAGGGTCTCGTTTGACTGAAGCTCGGATTCGAGTTGCGCGGTCCACGCCGGGGGCTCGCCTCCGGTTGTCTGCTGCTGCTGTGTCTGATTGTCCGACATGATTTATTCCCTCCTTGTGTCTCTAGTCTTGTTCCCGCCTGTCGGCGGACTCGGCGTTCGTCGTCTCCTCGCGCAGGTGCACGAGCTGGTCCAGGAGCGTGTCCACGAACCGCTGGATCATCTTGGGGTCGATGGCCCCCAGGTTGCGAAGGACGCGCACCATGCCGTTTCGCCTCTCGATCTCGCCCGGGTCGGTCACCTCGTCGAAAAAATGGCCGTCCACCAGCATGTGGGCCAGGACCCGCCGGCCGTGGGCCGAGGCAAAGGTGTTGCGGTAATCGGCCCGCGTCACGCTGTAGCGTCTGGACCCTGCGCCCGTCACTCGACCACCTCCTCAGGGCCCGGGACAGCGCCGCCGCCTGCGGCCCCGACCTCTCCGCCCAGGGCCTGGACGATCTCCGGGGGCAGGCCGCCCGCGGCGCGGTCCGCCTCGGCCAGGGTCTTGATGCCGCCCGCCAGGCGCTCCAGGTCCTCCTTGCGGGTCTCCTGGGCCTGCATCCGGGCCCGGGCCCGCCTGAGGGCCGCCACCGCGTCCGGGGGCCGCTGTGCCCGGGCCGGGAAACCGTACGAGTCCAGGATCCGGCGCAGGGCCTCGTCAAAGTCGATGTTGTCCAGGCTCTCGGGGGCCAGGGCGAAGATGGGCTCGGCCGCGCCCAGGGCCTGGCTCAGTCCCTGGGTCTCGAACAGCCTGCGCTGTGCCTGGGCCAGGGGACCCATGTACTCCACGTCGATCTCGCTGACCTGGGTCTCGTACACGATATCGGGCGGGGGCGGGATGCGGCCCGCCTCCAGCTCGATCTGGAACGCCCGGTCGATGGCGGGCCCCAGGACCTCGCTGTTGAGCCGGTTGATGGGCCGGGCCAGGACCGCGGCCTTTTCGGCCTGCATCTCGATCACCTGGGTGGCGGTCATGGCCTGGGCCTGGGCCTGGGCCAGCATGATGAAAAAATCCACCTTGAAGTGCTTCTCGACGGCCCTGCGCATCTGGGCCTCGCGGTCCACGCCCACGGGAAAGTTGATGCCCGTGTGCACCGGGCTCACCACCCGGTTGGGCTCCTCGTAGTAATTCATGCCGCGGGGCACGATGCGGACCCGGCCGCGCATCTCCGCGGGCACGTTGTAGGCGGGCTCCACCGCGAGCTGGGCCGCGCCCAGCAGGCTCTTGGAGATCTCGTTCAGGCCCAGGATCTCCACCAGGGCCTCTTCGGCGGGCGATGTGCCGTAAGGTGTGGTGCCCCGCTTGTAGCGCCACACCCCGTAGGGCTGGAGGTTGTAGCCCGACTCGCGCACCACCTTGGCGTGGGTCACGTCCACCCAGACACTGGCCAGGGGTTTGTTCCGGCTGTCGAGCCGTGCGGGGTCCCTGCGCTCGCGCGGGTAGACCGCGTGGATGAACGGGAAGCGCTTGAACGGGGTGGTCTTTGCCGCATTGACGATGGTGGGATCCAGGGCGTCGCCGAACATCTCCCACGCCTTGCCCGCTTCGAGCTGCAGCTTGCGGTGCACGCGCGAGGCCCTGCCGTAGCGGTCCTCGGCGATGTAAACCTCGCCCGGATGGGGCACGGTATACACGATGCGGCCCGAGCCCACGTCCTCTTCCGAATAGATGGCCGCCGTGCCCAGGGCGCCTCCCACCTCGAAAAAGAACGCGATCGACTCATACCAGTTGCTCCGGGCAAAGGCCGCGTAAAGGGCCGAGGCGGTCTCCTCGAGCCAGGCCTTGACCTGGGGCACGTCGTCGAGCTGCCGGGCCTGGGGCGGCATGCGCAGCCGGAACCAGGGTATGGACGGGCTCACTAGGTAGCCGAACAGGCCGTCTGCAAACAGTTGAAGCGCCGAGATCCCGGTGCCGTCATACACGCTCGTCCCTGTACGCCCGCCGCGGGGACGCTCCTCCATGAGCAGGTCTTCGAGGCCCGGCAATACATAGGAGATGATGTCCTTCCACACGGCCTCGCGCGGCTCGCGGACCTCTTCCATCTGCTTCTGCAGATTCATCACCTGCTTTGCCAGGTCGTCGGGTGTTTCTTGTCTCGGAGTCGTCTCGGCCATCTACCGCTCATGCCCCCGTGGCCTGCCGCTGCGGGGCGCCCGAGCCCAGCAGGGTCCGCCGCGTGCCCGGGGCGGGCCCCTCGACGCCCTGGGCCCCGGTCAGGATGGTGGCCCTGCGGCCCCGGCGGCGGCGCATGGCCTCGCGCTCGCGCCTGCGGGCCTCCTCCACCTCGGGGTCGTCCTCCTCGGGCGGTTCCTGGGCCGGCGGGGGATAACCGCCCCCGCCGCCTTTCAGGAGCGCCCAGGGGCCCTGGTAGGGCTCCCGGTCCAGGGCCAGCACGGCGCCCGTTTCCATCGACAGTTCCAGTCTTCTGATCACGTCTCCAGTTCCTCCCTCAAGATCGAGGCCAGCACGTAGTCGGTCCAGCGGCCCTGCACGCGCTTGTAATGCCTGAGCACGCCGTCCACCCTCAGCCCCACGGCCTCGAGCAGGTCGATGCAGGCGCGGTTTGTGGCCCGGGTGATCCCCACCACCTTGTCCAGGTCAAAGGCGTCGAAGATCCACGGCAGCGCATCGCGCACCACCGCGCGGAGCAGGTCCGGGTGTATCAAACCGCGGCGCTTGAAGATGTTGACGGACGCCCACTCGCCCGGGGCGATGTAATCCAGGTACGCACCTCCCACCACCTCATCACCCATGAGCCCGGTGAGGCTGAACAGGGCCTGGCGCTCGTACCAGGCCTCGAACGCCCGAAGGTCCGGCACCTCCCGGGGATCGGCGAAAAACCGCTCCAGGCCGTGCTCCTTCAGGACCTTCAGGATCTCCCATAAGCAGGGTTTGTGCTCGGGCTCTGTCTCCACCACGCAGACCGAGCCCGTGACGCTGATCAGGCCGCTTGACGGTTGCGGTGCAGGGGGTCCCATTGATTCCTCCTTTCGTCTTCGTCCGGGGCGCCGCCCGGCGGCGCGGTGACGGGCGGGCGCACGTCCAGGGCCTCGTCCAGGATCCGGGCCAGGCAGTCGAGCATGTCGTCGTGGGCGCCGTAAGGGAAAAGCGCGTACTCGTCGTCCAGAAACTCCCGGACCAGGTCCCGGTTGCGATAGACCAGGCGGTAGGGCAGATAAAGGCGGCCCTGCTCGAAGAGCGGCACCAGACGGCGGATGCGGTCCACCTTGCTCATGCTGCCCCCCAGGGGCGTGATCCTGAAATAGACGCCCTCGCGGGCCTGGCGTTCTTCCATGTAGGCGATGTCCGACTGCATGCCGTATTTCTCGTATCCCACCCGGGCCACGGGCTGGTGCTTGATGTAGAGGTCCCTGAGGGCCTCCCACCGCTCGCCCAGGTTCAACCGGTCGCGGACCAGGTCCAGCACGAAATAGCCTCCGCCCGAATCCACGCCCACCACGGCCATGGCGGTGTAATCCGACGTCTTTTTCTGCTCGTTGGCCGGGTCGCATATGATGTACCGGTTGAGCTGTCGGGGAGGCTCCATGTAGTGGCGCACCCAGTCGCCGCGGAAGGACTGCTCGTCCTGGGCCACGGGGTCGAGGAGCTGCTGGCACGAGAACACGTAAGGGCCCTGCTCGCGGCGCAGTTCGGCCAGGCGCTCGGGCGGCAGGAACACCGGCTCGCCCGCGGCCGTGCCGTCT